AAAACATTAGAAAGTATTTTAAAACCTAAAGATGACGTTATAGATTTAAAAACTCAAAGACCTGTTGCAAAAGATTTGTTTGATCAGGTTTTAGATGATCTATTTCCTGAAATGAAATCTAAAAAATTTAAAATAAAAAAAGATAAAGTTGACGAGATTGTTGATAATATTAATAATATGGAAAGCATTGCAGCAATGAAAGAAATGAACAATGTCATAGCAAGACAAGGTAAATACAGGGGTTTAACTGATGATGAAGTAGAAAAAATTTATGAGTCAACTATAAATAAAACTTCAGGTAGATCAGACTTTGAAAGCCCATTCTTCAAAGGTGATGTAGAGGATCAATTTGATATTGAAGCCTTTGCTAAACAATTAGAAAAAAGTAAAAAAGACAGTGACCACAGAGCAAAGATGAAAAGATTATACGAAGGTCCTGGATATGACAGACCTAACTCACCAAACTATAGGGGCTATGGTAGTTTCTTTTTACCAAAGCTACACGAAAAAGGTATTATCAATCTTGATGAAAAAATTTATAATAATTTAGTTAAGGGTGCACACCACTACGGTGGTGGTGAGTTTTTTGCGCCAGACCCAATTAGAATATGGAGAAAACATTTTGGTAATGATGTATTTGAAAAACTAGATAATTTTGATCCACAAAATGAAGATATACTTAAATGGTTGGATCGTAATAATATTCAACCTATTCTTAAACAAGGACCAGAGGAGGCACTAGATTATCAAACAACAGGAGAAATGTTAGAAAATTTATCTGATGATTTAGATGCGTTTGGTAAATATAAAGATCCTAAAACTGCAGGAGAAGAGGCAAAGTATTATTTTTTTGATAAACCAGAATTAAGAATGGAACGTTTAGGTTATCACGGTGATAATATTAGAAGACGTGAAGCAGCGTTACAAAGAACAGATCCAGATGCTTTTAGAGAATACTCTAGCACTAAACCTAGATTTGATACAAAAATTTTACCATTCAAAGAATTAAACGCAGAAGGAGGCATCGTTGGCTTATATATTTGATCCCATACGTAATACGTTTGTAGATGATGAAGACACAAGTCTTGGTAATAAACTTGCGTTGAACGACGAAGAGTTTGAAGAATTATTAAAGATACCTGGTGTGTTTAGAGCAAGTGAAGCTCCAAAACCACCTAAGACTATTGAAAGAGAAATGTTTCAAGATGCGTTTAAAGACAACAAAGCACAAGGAGGTAGAGTTAATTTACAAGACGGTTTAGGAGTAATGACTTTAGATCCTTTTAAACCTACAATAAACCCTATAGATTCAGGTAGTTTAGAAAATGTATTAGGAACTGGAATACCCATTGTTGGAGGTGCTTCTTTATTAGAAAAATATTTTAAGAAAAAAGCAGAGGAAGATAAAAAAAATATTATTCCATCTGATGATAAAATTCCAGGTGCAGAACCACCAGAAGGTCCAGACTTTACAGAGTTAAGTTTAGAAATTTTAAGAGAAGCTGTAAAAGACAGGGATTATAATAAAGAAGGTTTTTTTGAAAATATAAATAAATATTCAAAAGAAAAACATGGCGGCAATTTAAAAAGAGCAATTGCTGATTTAATGGAATCAAAAGATCCAAAAAAAATAAATACTTTCTATTCTGGAATAACACAGGCTGCTAAAAGAAAAAATTTTAAATTTGATGCTGTTGGTGGAAGAACTTTAAAATCAGATATTCCAGTATCAAAAGTTCCATTAAAATTACCAGATTTTACTGATCAATTAAGAACAGACACAAGTGTTCTTGATAATAGAGTCAAAGAATTAAAATTAGATAAAGACACAGTTCTTAATAAAAAACAATTATTAGATGCTTTAGGTTTAGATACAAGTAGTAAAAGACAAAATAATTTTTTAATAGAAATTTTAAAAGATCAAGGTGTTAATGTTCAAGAGTTACCAGGTGGAGTGCAAGGTGTTAAGTTTGATGATGCTATTACTGCGTTAAAAGATTATTCAAAAAATAAATTAAGAAATTACGAATCTAGAAAATATAGTTCTAATTTAAAAAAGAAAAGCACCGAAAGTTATTTATTAAGAGCTAAGGTAGATGGAAAAAATTTTACAGCTTTAAATAGTCAAATTAATAAAGCTATGAATAAAACTTTAGGTAGAAATAATTTATATCTACCAGACTCAGTTGGACAATTAGGACACAATCCTGTTCCTGTAGAATTCTATGAAAAATATAAAATGTTTAAAGATAAAAAATTATCTGACAAAATTTTTAATATTCAAAACTACACATGGCAGGGAAAAGAAATTAATTATGAAGCACTAGCTCAAAAGTCAGGAAAATTAGAAAACGGTATTAAAATATTAAATAAATATTATGGTAAAAAAGTAACAGATAAAAATATTAAAGAAATAACAGAGGGTGCAAATTTAGTTAAGGAATTTTTTAGTAGTGCAGATATCAAAGCAGAAGAAATTTCAAAAGAACTACCTTTTCCTGAAGATGTTATTCCAAAATTAGAAATATCTATACCAAAAGTAGGCAGTAAACTTTCTGCAGATAATTTTATTGTAGATAAATCAGACGTTGATCCAAGACACGTTATTGGTAACGTAGATTTGATAAACCCTAATGCTACAAAATATGATGACTTATCTGCCGAAGAAAAATTAATATATGGTCAAAATATAATAGATCAAAAAATAGAACAACTAAAAGAATTTTATGGTTCTGATGGAGCTGACTTTCCACCAGAAATAATAGAAGATCTTGTAGAACAATTTGAATTTGGAGAAGCTGATATCAAAGGTGCATTTGAAAGAAAAGGTTTAGGAAGAGCATCGGGCGGTGGCGTTGAGATTACTCCACTACCAAGAACTGATTTTGGTAACGGTGGTGCAACAGGCATGAGCAGTGATGAGTTTGTAAAAGAGCTAGAATATTATTTTACAAACCCTGATGCAGATCTACCAAAAGCAACAACGTTTAGAGAAACTATGAACCCAATAGAAATATTAAACGATATGATAGATCCTAGAAACTATCCATACTATGCAGATAGATTAGCTAAAACTGGTATTCGTATCGGAGAGTTTGGTTTAAGAGTTTTACCTGCTGTTGGTAAATTAATTGGTGACATTACAACAAAACCATCTTTTAAAGTACAAGGTAAAACAGGAACAGGTTATATTCAAGACTATGATCAAATGCCTAAATCAGCAAAAATAAAAGGCACAGGAATATTTTCAGAGTTCTTAGATAACTTAATTGGTACAGAAATGACAGAAGGTATTTCACGTGCAACTGGACTTGACGATTTAATTAAAATGGAAGAACAAAAAATGATGGATAGAAGAACAACAGTTGGTCCAAAAGTGTTGGCTGATACAGCAACGCTTGGTATAGAATTTACAGCGCCAATATTTCCTGGTTTAAAATTATTAAAAGCTTATGCAAAAGCAAGAAAACTTCCAGTTGATGACACAACAAAAGAATTGTTAGAAAAAGAAATTAAGAATACTCTAGATAAAAATGGAATTAGCAGAAGAGACTTTATGAAGACTGCAGGAGCAGGGGCAAGTTTAGTTATTGCAAAAATGTTAGGATTTGGAGATGAGTTTACAAAAGCAACAAAAGTTGTAAGACCAACAGTTGAACAAACTGCAACAGGTGGTGTTCCTCCATACTTCTTTGAACTTGTTAAAAAAATTAAAAAAAGTGGTAGAGCACTTGAGCCTGAGTTTGATCCAAGAGTCGAGAACAACATGCAATTTGGAGATTACGTTATGAGAGAGAATCTTTCTACAGGAGAGATTAGTATTCAAAAAACAAAAGAAGGTATGGTAGATACAGGTTCTGATTTTTTAGATGGAACTATTTCAGAGGAAACCATTACATATAAACCAGGTGAAGATGTAATAGGAACAGACGGTAAAGTTTATAAAACACCTGACGAGTATGAAGAGTTTACCACAAAACCTGATATAAATGACGATGGTAAAATGAAAGATGTAGAACCTGGTTTAGATTCTATTGAAGAGATCATAGAGCTAATGCCAAACCAATTAAAAATGTCTGAGCTTGAGGCAGCTGGCTATAATGTAGAAGCCTTCCCAGATAACATTAAACAATTATTGATAGATGACTTACAAAAGATTGACTAGAACAGTACCCCCTAAGCGAGGGCCTAACCCACAAGGGTTGAATGTTCCCTTAAAACAGGTTAAGATAATAAACCCGGAGAATATAAATGGCAGAAATAGACAAATCGTTACCAAACGTAAAAACATCAATAGAAGTTGATCCTAAAGAGGAGATAGAAGTAGAACAACAGAAAGCTGAAGAAGCAGCTGACCCTGGTGTTGAAGTTAACCCTTTAGAAGATGGAAGCGTAGAAGTAAATTTTGATCCAAGTAAAGTTAACATAGAGGGTCAACCAAGTCACTTTGATAACTTAGCAGAATTATTACCTGAAGAAGTTTTAGAACCGATTGGTCAAGAACTTACACAAAATTATTTAGATTACAAAGCATCAAGAAAAGATTGGGAGCAATCTTACATACAAGGTTTAGATCTTTTAGGATTTAAATATGAAAACAGAACAGAGCCTTTTCAAGGAGCATCTGGTGCAACACACCCAGTGTTAGCAGAGGCAGTTACACAGTTTCAAGCTGGAGCATACAAAGAATTATTACCATCAGAAGGACCTGTCAGAACACAGATAGTTGGAAGACCAGATCAAGAAAAAGAAGCTCAAGCACAACGTGTTAAAGATTACATGAACTACGAACTTATGGAGAAGATGGAAGAGTACGAGCCAGAGTTTGATCAAATGTTATTTCATTTACCACTTGCAGGTTCTACTTTTAAAAAAGTTTACTACGATGATTTGTTAGAAAGAGCCGTATCTAAATTTGTACCAGCTGATGACCTAGTAGTTCCATACTCTGCAACATCTTTAAATGATGCAGAATCAATTATTCAAACCATGAAGATATCAGAAAATGAATTAAGAAAACAACAAGTGGGTGGTTTTTATTCTGATGTAGATTTAGGACCTCCAGGTGCTGTTCAAAAAGACGACGTTGAAAAAAAAGAAAAAGAATTAGATGGCACTAAAAAAACTGGAAAACAAGAACCAATTTATACTTTATTAGAGTGCCACGTAAATTTAGATCTTGAAGGATTTGAAGACAAAGATGATGAATTAAATCCAACAGGAATAAAATTACCATATGTAGTTACAGTTGATGAAGGCTCTAGAAAAGTTTTATCTATTAGACGTAACTATCAACCGACTGATCCAAAAAGAAATAAGATCCATTATTTTGTTCACTTCAAATTTCTACCGGGTTTAGGATTTTATGGATTTGGATTAATCCACATGATTGGCGGATTAAGTAGAACGGCAACGGCTGCTCTCCGTCAATTATTGG